GGGGCAACGGATGTTGAAGTGCTTGATGATTGGATTGACCAAGCTGTTGCAGCCAACCCCAAGCAAATTATTTTCAACATCAATTCAGATGGTGGCACTGTGGATGGTGTAGAAGAATTAGCTTCCAAAATCCGTGGGCTTAAAATCCCCACCATTGCCTTCAGTGCCGGGTCTATGAATAGCAGTGCCTATTGGATTGGCAGTGCTAGTGACCGGGTGGTTGTCAGCCCTTCTGCTTCAGTGGGCAGTGTGGGGGTCTATGCCGTTATTACTGATGTATCTGAACAGGCCAAGGCTTTGGGCATCAGTGTTAAGGTCTTCCGGTCTGATGAGCTGAAGGGCATTGGCATCCCCGGCACACAGGTTACATCTGCACAGGAAGCTTATCTGCAAAAGTCCGTTATGGACACAGCCAATACCTTTAAGGCCAATGTTAAGATGAAGCGTAAAATGGTTGCTGAAGCTGACCTAACCGGTGCTTCTATTTCCGGCCGGGAAGCTGCTATGAAGGGATTGGCTACCGGCCTTATTGATAGCTTCAAGGTGCTTATGACTCAGCTTGAACCGACAGCTTACAAGCAAGCTCGCAAAGTCACCATTTGACTCTAGGTGCATTGGTAAGATGCTTAACGAAACAACATCCATCACCCCGGAAGCTCAGGTTGAAAAGCTGGCTTCTACGCTCACAGCTATTCAGACTGAAAAGGCTGACCTTCAGAAATCCTTTGAAGCCCTTGCTTCTGAGAAGATGGCTGCTGTTGATGAAGCCACAAAGCTGAAGGCTGACTTTGAAAGCCATAAGCTTCAGGCTGAAACTGAAAAGGCTGAGCTTTCCAAGATGCTTGCTGACGCTCAGGCCACACAGGTCACTGCTTCCAAGGAAGCTGCCAAGGTGATTTCCACACTTGGGATGAAGCCGGTTGAAGCTTCCCCTGCTGACAAGCTTGCTTCTGAAGAAGTCACTGATGCCAAGGGCATCTGGGCTACCTTCCTTAAGCTTCAGGCCGGCACTGAAAAGCAAGCTTACTTCCGTAAGCATAAGGCCATCCTTGACCCTCTTAACCTTTCCTAACCTTTCCACACTTAACCTAACCTAATAAACTACTACTATGGCTAATACATTCAGTGCTGCCCCGGCAGCCCTCTCAGAAATCATCCTCCCCGGTTTGAAGGGTCGCTTGGCCTTCCTTTCCGCTTTCTCCACCAACCTTTCTACCAACGCTGTTGGCAAGACCATTCAGGTCAGCCTTGTGTCTGGTGGTGCTGCCAAGGAATTTTCCAAGGCTAATGGTGGTTACAATGAAGCTGATGCGGCAGACCTTACGGCCGTCAGCGTAACGCTTAAACACCTGCACAGCACCAAGGATTTTTCCCCTGATGAAATTGGTGAGTATGGTGAAGAATACCTTGCCCGGGCTTTCGTTCCTGAAGCCATCAATCAGCTTGTGAAGAAGGTTCACGCTGAAATTGGTGCTACCCTGATTAACGCTAACTTCACGGCCAATGAAGTGGTCACTGCTGCTAATTTCAATTACAGCCAGATTGTTGACCTTAACACTGACCTGAATGACGCTAAGGCCGGTGACCCTCGCTGTCTCTTGGTCAATGGTGCTTATGCCGGTGCGTTGCGTAAGGATGCTACCCTGACTGCTCCCTTCAATCAGTCCGGTCAGTCTTCTCTTATCAGCTCTGGTTTGATTGGCACTGTTGCTGGTTTCCAAGTCTTTGAATTTACAGACCTTCCTGCCAATGGTGAGAACCTTGGTGCGTTTGCCTGTGGTGCTGATGCCTTGGCTATTGGTATGGCCGCCCCTTATGCCGGTATGTTCCCGGGTGAGTCTTCCACAGCCACTGACCCTTCTGGTCTTTCGGTTCAGGTGCTTCGTTCGCAGGGCACTGATGGCATTGTGCGTCTTACGGCCACTATGCGTTTCGGTGTCTCGAAAGCTCGAGGGACGGCCGGAAAGCGTATCAAGACAGCTTAAGGTTAATCCCCTTACAGCAATCGGCCTCACCAGAAATGGTGGGGCTTTTTTGTGTCCACATTCTGGATGCGTTAAAATTGTTTGCTTGACTAAATCAAATTACCTGCTATGATGTTAAACAGTGATAGGTTAACTATCACCCTGTTCTTTGAAGCTTTGTCATAATCATTTTGGCTGACCCTCCCGGTTAGCTGGAAACCAAACCCAAAAACAAAATGACAAAACACAACGCACCCGAAACCTGCCCTTACCGGGCATACCAAATCACCCAAACGAAACCACAGCTGATTGCTGGCTTGGCACTATGCCCGGCAGAATTGGTGGCCTACTATGATGGTGGCACTGCGGATGGCATCCCATCTGAACAGAAGGCTACTGAAGTGGCACAGTGGATGGGGTTGCCCCACACAGCTGTTAGGCATCTGCTAGGCACTAGCATCTGCTACATCCGGTGGCAGAAAGACCAGAAGGGTGTGAAGATGCCCACCGGTAAGGTAACCAAAGGTTAAGGTGTAACACCAGACCCCACTAGGCAAACCCTAGTGGGGTCTTTCTGTGTCTGCCCTAGGCAGGACATACCCCGGCCAACCCAAAGGCTTCCTAGGGCATCCTAGCCACCTAGCCGGCAGGTCTATTTGTCAGGCTGTGCATCTATGATGGATGCCAACCTTTCAGCAATGATGCTGGCTGACGCTCAGGCTATGTCAGCTGAAGCCGGCCAAACTGTGACTATCAATGCCGTTAACTATAACTGTATGATTTCAGACGCTACCTTGTCCCCGGCTTTTGAGCTGGGTGGGGTGATGGATAAGATTGATACAGTTATCAAGCTGCCGGCCACTGCTGCCGTCCTAGCAGCTGCTGCATTTATGGCCATTGGTAAGAAGGTCACTTGGGCTGGCCGGGTCTATCGAATTGTTGCCAAGACAACCAAGCCCGGCAGCTGCTGGGTGCAGCTCAGCTGTCAGGATGCTGACCAGCGTTAATGGCTGACATTGTAATCAATGTAAACCGGGCTTTGCAGGATAAGCTGGTGCAGACCTATAAGGACTTTGCTGCTTACACAGAACAGCTGGTTAAAGACTTGGTTAAAGAGGAAGGTGCTTTGACCTGCCGGGAAGCCATCAATTACAGCCCACCCCTTGATGGTGGTGATGGCAACAAGGGTAGTGGTGGCGGCAAGGGTGATAAGAAGATTGCTGAAAGGTGGGGCAACTATGCCGTAGAAAATGACATTAGGCTATTGGTTTCAGATGACAGCAAAAGCCTAGCCACTGCCGTCAGTGCCTCAAGCAATGCCCGGCAGAAATTCAACAAATGGAAGTCAGGCAAAGCACCCAATGTGTCCGGCATCATTAAAAAGATTTGGGAAGACCAAGATAATGAAAGGGCTTTCAGGAAGGCACAGAATTTGTTTGGCCGGTGGGCTGGCCAAAGGCTTAACCTTATCCGAAGTGAAACTGAGCTGAAGCTTAGGCACGAAAGGATTAGGGCAAACTATAAAGGCCGCATCCGGAAGAATGGTGGCAGAAGCCCTATGGGTGGTGTCAAAGGTGAAGCCCCGGCCTACGCTGATAAGAAGCTGATTGCAGCCTATATTAAGAAACGGCAGCTAAGGGTTGGCTTTATGAAAGCCGGCTGGGTTGATGCCATCAACAAGATTGGCCGGCCTAACATCAATGGTATGCCTAAGACCTTTGGCCTACGGAAATTGCCTGATTGGATTACCCGGCACAAGGCCGGTCACGGAGCTGTTGGGCTAAATACCTATAAAGGTGCTGGCACAAACAATGTGATGATGACTGTCCGGAATGACCTAGGTAACATCTTTGGTGTAGGCTATCTGGCCGGAACAAAGACCTATGTGATGGCTGTCCGGGCTGGAAAGATGACCAAACGATTAAACCACTTTATGCGTGCTGCCATTAACAAGGCTAACAATAATCAATCACCCAAGTAATTACTATGCCTTCCAAATCCCCACTAAACATTGTTGAAGATGCCATTACAGCTGCACTAAAAGCTGAAGCCAGCCTGTCTGCCTTCACCATCTACCGGGGTGAAGAAACATCTGAGCTGACCCTGCCTAGCATTGTGGTCAGCTGTGAAAATGCACAGCTAGCCCCGGACATTGCCCAAGGGCTTGGAAATTATTTGTGCAGGGTTAGCCTAGGGGTCATCAACAACATTGATGACAACACTGAGACAACGCACAGAAACGCTACACAGGAAGTGATGGCCATCGTGGATGATGTTACCAAAATCAAGGCAGCCTTTACAACCATTGGGGATGGCAGCTGTTACGACACAACCCTGACCGCCATTAACTATAAGCCGGGTGACCGGGCTTTTACGACAAGCCTAGAGTATGATGTGCTGATGGTCTTACCTCCGGCCTGAACAGGCTAGGCTGTTTGACTTGGGGTGCATAGTTAAAGCAATCCTATGTCCAATACCACCAAGGGCACAGCCCACATTTACGGCATCAATGGGACTGTCACCGGTCTGACTGTCCAAAGCTACACAGTATCTTCATCTTGGGCTAATGCGGATGAAGTCACTAATTCTGTGGGTGAAGTCATTGCTGTCCGTTATTCTGATAAGCGTGTTAATCTGACTGTTGAAGGTCTTGTGCCTACTACCTATGGTGGTGCTATTGGTGATGCCCTTACCTTCACCGGTAATGGAATTGCCTTCACCGGGGGTTGCATCACCCAGATTGAAGAACGTGGGGAAGCCAAGGGCTTTATGCGTATTAGCGTTACGGCCGTTGACTTTGAAAACATCACCTAACCCGGGTTGACAGTCAGCCCCATAAATAGACGCTGGTTGGCATAATGGCTGACCAGCGTTTCTTTAATGCCTTCCTAACCCCGGCTAGGACTATCATCCTAGGTAAGAAGCTTAAGCCCTTCAGCCTTAAGCACCGGATTTTCTTAGAAGGCATTGCTAGCCCTTACCTGAAGTCTGACCAAGAGCTTAGCCCGGCTGACCTATTGATTGCCCTGAAGATTTGTGCCAATGAAAGCTTAGACAATTTCACCCTGTGGGATAAATGGCTGGGTGTCCGGATGACCCTATCAAAAGAATTACTTGCACAGGCATCCTTAAGCTTTGTCCGTTATATCAATCAGCCTGACACCTACCCTAAGTTTTATGAAAAGAGGGAAGCCGGGTCAGCCCAAGAGCAAATGCCTTGGCAGCT